ATGCCTTAGACGACCGATATTTAGCAGCTTCAGCTGGAAAGAATCCCGGCCCCGAGCGTACGATTAACGTGGCGCCCGGAGTGACGGTGCGGATTACTCCAAACGGAAAGAAATACGAAAATCACAGAAGAGATCTAGATGAAGTCATTAAATTTATTCGTGATCCAACAAATGACCCAGCCATCTACTGGGAAACTTCTTTCAAGGAAGAGAATGCCACACACCCCGGTAGGAGATGGACCCCTGAACAGTGGGAGGCAAATCTAGACAAATGCAGAACTTTCGTCTGTCCGTCGTCTCTGTACGCGTGTATGGAGATGTTAGTTGGCCAAAGAATGAAAATAGAAAGAGGGAGAGTTATAAGAATTGGTGGGAGATGGAACAAAGGAGGGGCTGATGTTTTGGCATACGCACTGGGCATTCATACAGTGTTTGACGCTATGCAGCCTTCTTTGGTAGAAGGAGATGTCACTAATTTTGATCAGAGAGTACTAGCCCATATGATAGACATGTACTTCTCCATGGGCCTAATTTACGACGACCCTACCCACAAAGATTACCAGGCAAGAGTAGAGATAACAAAGTTTTTGATAAAAAATATATTGTGCAGAGTTACGCATTTTCTAGGCCCTGTCTGGGGATTGCAACGAGGTGGCGTTCCTTCGGGCTGCCAGAACACTTCCCATCTTGATTCATGGGTCATGGCCTTATGGTTTTTCCTATTTACATCCTACCAAATGAGTCAAGCACCACCTGAAGTGGCAGAAAAGATAGGGAAAGCATGGATGAAAGGGACGCTAGCCGTTGTGGTTTACGGAGATGATCACCTCTATAACAAAACAATGGATCCCGAAATACGACAATGGATGAGCGGAGCTTTGTTCGTGAGTTTCATGAAAAAGTACTTCGATGTGGAGATTAGAGGTATGTTAGATGGTGTGTCTTTCCTCTCAGTAGAGATGAATGGTTTTCTCGTACATAAAGGAGCAACATTTCTACGCCACCAAATAGTTCTAAACCCTTACAGTGAACTCCCGAATCAACCTACATTCCTGCCCTTCAGGGAGACCACTGAATATTTAGCGCGTGCGATTATAGGAAGGGAGTCTTCAAAATCTAGAGACCTAGTAGATGTAATACTCTCATGCATAGGACATGCTTACGGAACTTACGCCTCAAATCGAGATGCATATGAGAGATTATTCCACCTATACCACGCTTGCATTACCGTAGGAGGACTAACAGAGC